TTCCACTGCTCACGGACGTCCGTGAGCAGTGAATATTCTTCACCCTCAACCAACCCTAAAACGTCTAACTTTTCTTTAATATGTATTGATTGTTTCGAAGTCACAATTCCATACTCGATCAACTTTTTGTGATGAACACAGAACTCTCCTTCATGTTCAGTCAGCTCCAGAAAATATTCCATGAACGACAAATCGTGTTGAGGACCATCTATTCTGAGGTTTTGCTGGATATCTGGCAAAACCTTCTGAGCTCAGAATAAACGCGTAAACACAAAATTTTCCAAATTCTCTAGAGAATTTGGAACCCAAACCTGGTTTTAAGAATCTGGTTCTTTCATAGTGTCTTGTGAGTTGTTTGCAAAAAGTGTTGTGTTGTTTATGGTGCCTAGCAAATTGTGTCCGGTCTTTTTGAAAATCATTTTACTGACGACAAACAGAACAACGTTAAGAGACATCATCATACCGAGTCTGACTTCCGGACCCCATCGTGATTGTGTTGGTGTTTGATTTTTCTCAGCTATCTCTACTAGCAATTGGTCGTAAGTGCTCATTTGAGTGATTTGTTGTTGTGCGAACCCCTCCATGTCAAAATTGACTTTTCCAAGAGCCACCTCACACGCCATTACAGCCACGATAAGATACCTTTTCCAGTTGTCTACAGTCGTGTTGAGAGATAGTTTTTTTGTCAGAATGTCGTACTTTGCTTTCAAAGCTTTTGGGTCAGAATAAGGAGTTACTTCTGGTATGTGTGTGTTTGGATGCATTCTTCGCAGTACTTCATATTTAAAATATAAAGCGTTACGTTCCTCTTGTGTTTGCTCATCATCCTCTGCATATCCATATTCTTTATCAATGACTACCTTTTTTTGTCTTTGTAGATCTGAAAGTGTGGGAACCGGGGTTTCTCTGTACCGGCCTTCGGCCGGCGGAGATTGCAAGTCCAAATCCGGAATTGTTGCTCCGAGAAGTTTGTCTAGTTTATTTTGCATGGTTTCTTCAGATGTTTTGTCTTCTTGGTTTTGGTCAGTGCGAAGGCCGGTACGATCTTCGATCTCCGCCGGTCTTCGGTCGGTGGTTACTTTGTTTGTGTATAATGATGAGTTTAGGGAAGTGATTGAGACAACAGAATCTGCATCGTTTTCAAAATTTTGGTCTGGATCATCAACTAGCGTGGGAGTGGGGTTGATAGATCGAGGGTCATAATCGAATCTAGGGTCATGGAGTCTGTGTTTTTGGTGTATGGGTTGAACTTCTTTGTTACATTCTCTACGTAGAGCGTTCAAAGGCCTCGGTGAGAATGTTACGGGTCCTAGGTTTGTGTCAGCAACACCCCGGGGTTTGGTAAGTTCTATCGGTGGTTCGTAGTTTTTGTTAACTAAAGATCTTTTTACCTTAGTTTTATTTTCCAACAACTCGAGATAGAGCACTGGCATTTTTGGAAAATGCCGTGCCGGTATGTCCTTATCGTGTTCTGCCAGCGGGATCCGAAGAATGTTCGAAACGGTCATTTTCCTGTTTATGGGTTGACGCCTTAACTCGTACACAGTACTACACCCGAAACGACAAGAGGTAGTTTTAGTACCGTAACCAAGTTAGGATTAGTGTTGTGAGGTAAAATGGAATGTTCTATATGTATAAGAAAGTATACAACTCATTCTCGTATGAGAAGCAAAATTATTTGCAACGAGCTTCAGATGTTTAAAGTTGTAGACGGTGATCATCACCGCCGGGGTACAAAAAATGGAGGATGTGACGAAAGTGCCTGTGCGCAATGTGTGGACAAGTATGTAAGCCAAGACATTCTGGCCCCGAAATGTATGTTTTGTCATAAAAAGTTTGAGTTGAGTGCGTTATTGGACCATGTGTCTGTATGGCGTTTTAAGAAACTTTTAAAACTAGACAGGGACACAAGACTACAAGCCGAGATAGTTTTGTTAAAAGAAACGCTTCAGATTCTTGAAGAACAAAGACAGCCTCAGAAAATTGGCTCTGACTCTATGACCGTTCCAACATCTGTTTTACCTTCGTTGCTCAACCTCGACCCTAATTCTTCGCTAGACGATCAAGAGCTGTGCGACAAATGTTTACAACCGTTTCCCTACATGTTTCGCACTAAATGTCTAGAGCATGAATGTGACGAAGACGTAGTATCTTGTGTCTCGCTTCTAAGAACAAAGTGTAAATTTTGTCCCAAGTGTAAGGTTGTTATTGAAAAAGAAGAAGGGGGTTGTGATCAGATGTTTTGTGTCATGTGCAAGTCTTTGTTTTCTTGGAAAACAGGAAGGTTGGTGACTGAAGGAGAGCCTAGACATAACCCTCATTACTATGAATGGGAACGTAAAAAATCTAAAACTTGTGAACGACACGTACTTGACAATCCTAGAGAAGGTTTGTTTCTTCTTGCATGCACCGAAAAGTTTCAAAACGAAAATTTAGATTTATCCGAAGAGCTGAATCGAGCTTTTTTTGGGAGTAATGAAGGGATAACCAAGAAAGGACTCTTTTTGTTACTTTTTCAGGAAATGTTGGTTAATCAGCAGGTGTTGTCATTGCGTTTGTTAGAAGAAGACGCTCGTTTACGTTTTACATTTCGTGAAAGATTTTGTCTTGGATATATATCTTTTAATGCCTGGAAATCTAAGTTTCGAGCTTACTGCAACACAGTAAAAAGAGACACTGATTTGAAAAATTTTATATTTGAGGTTTTGGAGAGGTTGTACGAAATTGTATTGGATCAAGAAGCGGACTCTAGAGCGTTGCAAGCTCTGTTTAGCTTCGCACTGGGTAATATGTATTCGATTGCAAACCGGTACGGCCGAACAGTTGTCTATAGTGTACGTGGACAAGTTTAAACTGTGTTTATTTGATTTTAAAAGTATTTGGTATCCAAGGTTCCAAACAAACAGATTAAAATGGACTCACAAAATTTTCTTTTATTTGACATGGTTTTGAAAACAGCAAAAAACAACAAAACGTCATACATACAGATAAGCTCATCATCGCGCTCAGTACGACCTGTCGACCAAAAACCTCCAACAACTACTAAAACATCGTTGCAATCAGAAGGAAGCTGTGAGATTTATTGCAAGCATGAGACAACCTGTTGTGAAGATGGAAAAAGGACATGTCTTCAATGCGGAGAGCTTTTTGAAGAAAACTATATAATAAACACCAACTATTTTGGAAGTGTCGTCGGTATGAAAACGAGAAAAGTTGTGGAGTCTTCTGTCTACAAAGAGATCCCAGCTTTCATAGACAGACGTATAAAAGACCTAACGGTAGAGATTTATAATATAGCTACGAAGAACAAGACTTTTCGAAACACCTCGAAAAAGGCAGTTGTGTTGGCGAGTCTACATCGGGCTTCTGCCTTGTTGGGAGATAACAACGCTATTTCGTTCTATGACCTGCTTAACATGTTTGACTTGCAACAACACGAGGCGAATAAGGGGTTTGCAATTCTTTCTAGCAACATTCCTAAAAACTCAGAGTTCTTTCTTAGATTCGACAACGACAGGGAAGAGTTGATAAGTATAAACTCGAAGATTAAGTTGTTGGGTATAGAATGCGATGCACAGTTTTTTAGATTGGTGGCCAATGTTTTCAATCTATTCAAAACACGTAGCAACATGGCGAACGAGTCCCAATACAGTTCCATTATCTGTGGATGTATCTATTTTTGGGTGGTTTACCTAGACTTGGACAAACCAATCAACACCTTTGTGAGAGATAGCAAAGTTTCAAAAACCACTCTGTTACGGGTGTACTGTGCCGTGTGTGATGTTGTTTTTAATTTTATACTTAAAGAACTCTTCTCTTTACTTCTTAAGAACTGTGTACCGGTACCACTAGAACCTCCCCCGCGTTTTAAAACAGTTTTTAAAAACGCACCATCTGACCAAAGCAAGGAGCCTGTAAATCAGAACAACATAAACTTGCTCTATGGTCCTGAAGAAAAATGTCTAGTTTACAACCCATTCGACCACGAACGCGTCAAAGTTGTTATTGCAGACTTACAACTTCCCCTAGACCAAGTAGACGACACACTCGAATGGAATATCCTTCTCTCAAGATGCTACTTCACCTCTACAGTCAAACTTTCTTTGATGGTAACTCTGTTTCGTCGTGTGGAAAAAACAATGTACTTTGACTTTACAGAATACGATGCTCGTAACCAAGCCAACGGTAACAAACTGCTACGCGAGCTGTTAATTAATAAGTTCGACACACACATCGTTCGCACAGCAACAACTTCCGAAAGAACAACTTGCGGAAACAGAAAGTAGTTGATTTTTTTACTACAGCACATAACACAAAAAACAAAACATGACTTCTTCACATCACTTCTTAATTACCAAAGCTTTCGAGTTGTATAAACAACTCCATCATAAACAACACGATACACAACTGGCTTACGAAAACCAAACCAATGAAGACGAATGGATTCTCTATCAAATTCGTGAAGACCTGGGTTCAGAACCTCAGAAAGAAAAATTTGATAGTTATATCAGAGACATTGTACATAAAAACCGGCTCGGGTTTAACCACCCATATTTTGATCAGTTGTTACAAAAACAAAAAGAACAAGACGACTACGTTCTTAACCCATTTCAAGCAGAAGAAGGTGTAGTAGAGTGTAAGAAATGTGGTAGTTCAAAAGTATACAGTCTATCTGTACAAACAAGAGCTGCTGACGAACCGATGACCACTGTGTCTGTGTGCACTATATGCAAACATAAATGGTCCCAAAATTGTTAAGACTTTACCATCCTCGTGCAGTAAACCGGCCAAAGGCCAATGGCGATCAGAAATCAGCGATCAGAGATCGTACAAGCTTTCAAATTCTTCGAAGAATTTGAAACAAACTCTCCCCGTAGTGCATGAAGTATAAGATTTTTCTAGTCAAGTGATTATGTTGTTAAAGTATAGATTATTTTCTAGTCAAATCGTTATGTTATAAAAGTTGATTCTGGTTTAAAGAAAACATTTTATTATGTAAAGCAGCACAATGCCCGTTCAAAATATTCTTGTTTCTCAAAACCGTTTTGTTCAAGTCCCGCAACAGGAGTCGTCTTCTGTGTGGGCGTTCAAAGAACTGCTAAGATCGTGCCGTTCTACAAATGACTCGTACCACTCCCACGTGTCGATGGGGGTGCCGAGAGGTGTGTTTTGTGTAGGAACCAAAATGTCAAAGTTTTGGGATATGTACACAGAGACATACAAACAAACTCAATATCATCTAGCAGAAAATCCAGGCAAGGAGACTCCTCTACTAGTAGATGTTGACTTGAAAGTTGTAATGTCTGATAAAACAGACATGGATACGCCTCTATACACCTACGAACAGGTAGAGGCTGTGATCAAAGCTTACCAAGCCGCGATCACAGAGTTTGTATGCTTCGAAGGTTCAAGCGAAGCAAAGCGAGACGGGGCGTACACTTGCGTCTTGCTAGAAAAGAAGCCTTACGAGGCGGAAGTTGGGGGTACCAGCTTCAAGAAAGGTGGATTTCACCTACATTTTCCAAAGATTTTTTTAGACCGTAAAGTTCACGAGGTCTATATTGTACCCAAGGTTGTGGCGTTAACCAAAGGGTTATTTGACAACATTGGTGTCAGTGACTTTGTGGACAGCAACGTCGTAAACGTCCACTGGTTGATCTACGGGTCTGCCAAGCACGGCAACAAACCTTACATGGCGACTAGATGTTACCTCAAGGACTGTGTGCAAGCGTCCTTTGAAGAAGCTTTAGGCGACTATGAAGTCTGTTGCCACATGGACGAGAAAGAGGAAGATTTGGTTTGTGCGGGTCGGGTGGAATACATGCTTCCACGGATCCTGTCTATTTTTCTGTACGACCGTTGGCCGTCATACTACTACGACGTAAAAACTATTGCCGTATCGCCTCTGGTAGATACGTTTAGGCAGCAGCATGTAAACCGCCGCCCGCTAGACAAAGCGTCTGTCGCGGAAAACCTGAAAGAGGCCAGCGCTTTGCTGGAAATGTTCAAAGCCTCTAGATCAGAAGACCGTTCTACTTGGCTCAAGATCGGGTTTTGCATCTACAACATCTGCAAGGGTGATGTGGAGGGGTTGATGCTCTGGTGCGAGTTTTCGGAACGTAGTGACAAATACGACGAATGTGAATGCGTCAGCACCTGGAGTAAGATGCGTGAAAGTAACTTTACCATGGGAACCTTAAAATACTACGCAAAACTAGACAACCCAGAGGCTTACGCAAAATACACTCAAGCTCGTTCGGCTAAACTTGTCGACACCGCGATCGAAGGCGGGCACAACGACCTGGCCAGGATCTTACACAACGAGTACAGCAACGAATTCGTTTGTACTTCCATCAGATCCAAAGAATGGTACCAGTTCAAGAACAATATTTGGTGCCCAATAGACACCGGTACTACCCTCAGAGAAAGAATATCTGATTCTAAAGCATCCATTCTTAAACATCTTGCAACCAAAAAAGAAAATGTAATTTCTGAATACGAAGACGAACAAGATTCTGAAGATGAAGACACCACAGATATTGAAAGAAAAGCAACAGAAAAGAAAATGGAAAAGAAAATTAAATTAATCAATAAGCTGGTCCAGAACTGCAAATCAGCGCCCTTCAAAAACAATATCATGACCGAAGCTCAGGAACTTTTTCACAACGACCGCTTTACTCGACTTCTCAACAAAAACCCATATCTAGTCGCGTTCAAGAACGGGGTCTACGACTTCGAGAACGACGTCTTTCGAGAAGGTACCCCAGAGGATTATATCAGCTCCTCTCTACCCATAGAGTATAAAGACTATAGAAGCTTCGACCACCCAGACGTTCTTGAGGTAGAAGACTTTTTTGTAAAAGTATTCCCAGATAAAGATGTACGAGACTACTTCTTCGATCAAGTCAGTCAAGTCTTTGTAGGTGGTAACAGAGCCAAAGTCATTTTGTTTTGGACTGGTGAGGGTAACAACGGTAAGACGGTGACCCAGCATTTGTTCGAAAAAATGCTTGGATCAATGGCTGTCAAATTCAGCACATCTCTTATTACAGGCAAGAAAAAAGATCTTGGCTCTGCTGCACCCGAACTTGCCAGGGCCGGAGACGGTACACGATGGGCTGTCATGGACGAACCAAACGCTGACGAAGCCATTAGCTCTGGTTCTCTCAAATTAATGACCGGAGGAGACTCCTACTTTGCCAGAGACTTGTTCCAAAAAGGTAAAGAAACTGTAGAGATTGTACCAATGTTCAAACTACATATGATCTGTAACAAACTACCAGTCATCAAAGATGCAGATAAAGCTACTTGGAACAGAGTCAGAGTCATACCCTTCGAAAGCACTTTTGTCCCTCCTGAAGAGTGTCCGGAAGACTTTGAAGAACAGCTAGCTCAGAAAAAGTTCCCAATGGACAAACACTTCTCTTCAGACAAAATTCCAAAACTTGTAGAACCTCTCGCTTGGTACTTAATTCAACGCTGGCGTATCACCAAAAATATAGACTGTGTAGAACCTGCAAAGGTCAAAGCAGCTACAGATATGTACAGACAAGACAACGATCTTTACAAACACTTCGAACAACAGTGTATTGTCGACAGACCCGGTGCCAAGCTTACCGTCGCCACCCTCTACGCACACTTCAAGGAATGGTATAAGGAAGAATTCTCCCATTTCCAACCTCCGCCTAGATCAGAACTCAGACAACAATTCGTCACTATGTGGGGACCCATCGTCAAAAATAGATACTGGGACAACAAAGCTATAGGCAATAACGACTACGAAGATGAAGATAATAATAACTCTCATCTTTCTACACCTTCACTTCTAACACCTGCACCTACACCTCTCACACCTGCACCTTCACCTACACCTCTCACACCTGCACCTTCACCTCTCACACCTGCACCTGCACCTGCACCTACACCTCT